CAGGTGAGAAAGGTATTTTAATAGAGAATACGATTCCTGACCATGATGTGTTTATTTACATCTTAAAAAACATCTTTAAGCTAAATCATTAAGGTTTAATAGCCAAAATAAAATTGAGAATATGCTAATGATAATTTCAATCATTATCTTGGTTCCGTTTTTCCAAAACCATTGTGTTTCACTTTCATGCAGCAATCCCATTCTCAATTCTCTTGTCTTTGAAATTATCTCGCACCCAGAAAGGCTGAGATTTCCACCCGGAGATTTTTTCCTTGTTTGCAGCAACCCATTCTTTGAACCCATCCGGAACATCCTCAATGTGCCCTGATAGTTTCTTCCCATCGACAAGGCTGTCAATGAAATCTGATTTTTCGGCCAGGATCGGAACCATATAGCACCGGCAGGCAGGGTGCCACCCTACAAACCGGAAAGATTTCGGATACTTCCCAGCTGCAGCATCGCAAATGTCGGGAACAGGATGGTTGTCGCTCAAACAAATCTCATACCCCAGGATGAAGTCATGCATTTTCCAGCGTTCCTGGTCGGCTGTCCGGTAAGCCATATTGATTTCTGTACGTGCCAGGCGCTTTGCGTTCTGGATGGAACTGCGGTAAACCCCTTGTCCGGGACTATATTCACGGGCCCGGGTTGAGAGTTTCAGTTTCCCGGTTTTCGGGTCGCGCACACGGCGAAACTGATTGTTCGGCTTTTCAAGCAACTGTTTCAGGTCTTGCGCAATGTTGGTGGCCGGTCGCCCGGTAACCAGACCGTTATCGATATAATCTTCGATCAACGGCATTACAGTATCGTCCGACAGTTTCCAGACACGGCCCGACAGGTCCATCCCTTCGTATTTCCGCTTCTGGAATTCCCTGAATGCTTCTTCGTTTCGCTCGAACAGTCCTTTTTTTGCGATTATGGATGAAGGAATATTTTCAATGTACGGTTTCAGGATATCGTCGGTTTTGTTGTTTGCTGCATCAAAGGCCCACAGCTGGTTTTCTTCAATCTGCTTTTTAAGCTGCTTTTTAAATATATCAGTTACACCGGCCAGCTGCTTGTCGAGATCAGGATCACGGATAACAATTCCGTTTTTCTTCGTCCTGTATTGTGCGAGGATATCGGCGACCTTTACAGTGTAGCCGGAATAGAGACCGTTTATTTGGTGGTCGGATAGCAGGAATTGCCGCAGCAATTTACGCTCGTATATTCCGGTTATTTTTTCAATTCGGTCGGCCATCGAGGTAGGCTGTTATTTCGTCACGGAACTGATCGAACGACCGGCAGACGATGTATTTGTTCCCGGCAGCCTCGGCTGCTTGCTGAAATTTTCTTTGCAGGTTTGTTTGATTGTTCTTTGCAGCTTTCATTTCGATGCAAAGAGAAGCATATCCACAGGCCGGAACCAGAAGGACCAGATCGGCCACGCCCGGGACCACTCCCTGGGCTTTGAGGTTTGAAGCTTCAATAACATTCCGGGATCCTCCGTTGGGAACATGAAAAAGCAACATTGCCAGCTTCGGAAATTGGTAACGGAACCAGCGCACGCACGACGATTGTAATGTTGCCTCCCGGGATTTCATCAGTGATTATGGATTGAATGTTCCGGTCAACTCTCGTTGTGCATTCGCAATTTCTTCCTCATTGTCGGACTTTATCCGGTCAAGTTCTCCCTGAACGTCGCCAACAAATGGATTGTTTTCAAGGGCTGTTTCCTTGCTGATAAGCGGTTTGTTCCCCCTGGCCGTTGAAAGCGTTTCAATGATTTCCTTTACATTTTTCGGCAGGTACGGTGTGAATTCAGGCTCCAGTTCCAGGTTGTCAACTTCAGCCGACAGTGAAGTATTGATAACTGCACCGAGGATATGCTTCAGAAGGTTAAGGCGCCGTTGGAACATCTCCCCGAACAGTTCAATGTCATTCTCAGCCTTTAAATGTGCGTCGGTGAACATCAGTTTTATAGCAAACCCGGAAAGATCGCCTCCGATATCCTTCAACTGCTCAAAGCTGATGTTCGGAGTCTGCGACATTGCGTAGATCATTTTTTCAAGCAATTCGAATTCCAGCTTTTCAGATTCAGGTGACTGGTCCCACGACATATAGTCGGCATCTCCGTTTTCATCCAACTGAATCGTTTTTCCGGAACTGTTTTTCTCGGGAAGCGACAACACCTTTCCCCGGGTCTTCACCATTGGCGCACCGAAATAGTCGTTCGTATCACCAAAATTACTTGCCTTTTTCTCGAACCGGTCAATCATTGGTTGTACGGAATACCATTCCGGTTCTTCCTGTGCGTAATAAATGACTGGAATTTTCCCCAGCAAATTTTTGGCCTCCTCAATTATCCATTCTTCACGGTAGGCACGTCTGATGATTTTTGTCTCGGTCCACGTGTCGAAATGAGTGATTGATTTGTCACCCTCTTTGACCTTGAATTCCCGGCTGAAGGCGGTCAGCTTGTCAGTTTCATCGAAATAGGGATATAGGATATCCCCGTTCCCCGGCGAAAGAAGCTGAACCCTCATTTTGAATTTCACAAGGGAGTTTTTTACCGTTTTCTTCCAGAAAGTTTCATCTTCGACCTGGTACCACAATTCAGCAGCCTCACATTCACGTTTCACTGTCCGGGCCAGTTCCCTGTCAAAGTATTTCGTTTTGTTGTCTTTCAGGGTGATGTCAACCATATCGGCCAGCACCTGCTGGTTTTTGTTTTTTTCGTCCATGTACCTTTTCACCCTGACCGGATTCCCCAGGAGAAACCCAACCGCCCTGTTGACAATGATCCTCTGGAAAGGAACTGCAATCCGGTTGACTTTTTCAAGCGAAGTTGTGTAAGTATCCTTTCCCTGGCTATCTTTCCCTGTAACCCGTTTCACAGTTTTATCAGGCCGGATTGCGTGATCAAATACATCGTGCTGTTTCGGGTCCCACTGTTTTTTCAGTTCCTCATAATCGGGCAGTTTGGCGTTCTTTCCCTTTTTGAGTTCAGAAACTTGTTTTTCAGCAGGAAGAAGGAGAATTTCCTCAATAACCATAGCGCTCTTTTTGTGCGCAAGTTATGAGTGGGGCTTGTGGGTGAATTCTATTCCGGGGGTTAAAAAATGGACATTTTGAAAAATGTACAAAAAATACCTCCCGGTGGCCTATGGTCGCTATACAGGCAATCCTGCACTTATCCGGAAGGATGATGCAAAATTATAAAAAAGATTATAGGCAAGTATAATGTGACCTATCTACATATGTTTTGTTTGGTTACCTTTTTCTTGCTCTAAAATCCCAAGGTGCTTCTGGATTGGGATGTGACCACAATCCAATCTTTTCTTTTCTTGCCTCTATTTCCAATTTTGCTAATTCGGCATCAGAATTATATTTTTTAAAATGCCAAGCCATCCCTCTTTTAAGAAGCTCCTTGTTAATACAAAGATCATTCAAATAAATATTTGCCAACATGCGCCCATATCTATCGGTTCCGGATTGAATTACATGAACATTTTTTTTGAAGCACAGTCCTGAGACTTCCTGTTTTGCCCTGTTCCCAAAATCCTGATTTGATTCCGGGCAATCAATTCCTTCCAATCGTATTTTAATTTGTTCGTTATTTTCATTCAGGACAATTATTGTATCTCCATCAACAATACCAATCACTTTACCATCAAATTCAACATTTTGAAATAGAAGAATGAATAAAAATGCAATAATAGTGCCCTTCATCTCTTTATATAGGTTTTTAGTTACAATCCAAGCTTTTGCTGCTGTGCGTCTGAAATAATTTTCTTGGCTTTTATTGCTTCATCCCTGGTTGGGGCACGGTCAGGTGTACCAAATGTTTCAGTTCTTGAGGCCGGACGATCTGGACGTTTCCCTTCAAGGATGTCCTGCACGGTAAGAATCTGAATTTTTTCATAAGGATACCCCACCATAAAAAGCCCTTGCTGTTTGGCTATCCGGCGCATATTGTCGGTCACTTCCTCGGCAAAGCACACAAAAATTCCCATTTGTGCTTTCCGGTCATCTACAGTCCGGATAAAATGATTGAGTTGAGTTGGCGAAGCCCCTCCGCTTTTTACTTCAATCAGTCCAACATTTTTGATCCCGTTCATGTCAAAGGTAAAGTGACCGTCGTATCCCATTGTATTCCGTTTCTCGTTCAGGATTCCGTGAAGTTCTACTTCGACAATCCATTCTTCAAACTTTAGTCGTCCACCCTTTACTCCTGAAGCTAATTCCCGGGCAGAAGCTAAATCTTTAGGGAATCCTTCTATTTCATATGTGTTTTCAATAGGTTCTTGATAATCTCTAATTAATCGTTTTTTGATTTCTTTTATTGCTAAATGCGATATATCGGAACCGATCCAGCGGCGGTTGAGTTTCTGAGCGGCTGCTATTGTGGTACCGCAGCCACAAAAAAAGTCGGCAACGAGATCTCCTTCGTTTGATGATGCCCGGATGATACGTTCCATGAGGACTTCGGGTTTTTGGGTTGGGTAACCGAGGCGTTCTTTTGCCTGTGAATTGAGGTATGGAATCAGAAAAACATCGGATGCCACTACCGTTGGGCTATCCCTGAAAATAATATTTTTAAATTTATCCAAGTTAATCTTACCACCTGCAACATGCGATTCAAACCTTTCTTTATTATAAACAATCAGTTGAGAGTATCTTTCGTTTTCGGTTTTTATAACATTACTATCCCACCCTCTGATGAACTTCTTTTTTTGAGAATCGGACATATCGATCTCGGTTGGATTAAAGATATGATTACCAGATTTTGAATAAAATAATAATATATCGTGCATTTTTTGATACTGGTCCTGCACATTTGTCCATCTTCGGTAATGCCATACAATCTCATTTCTAAAATTCCTTTCACCGAAAATCAAATCGCAGATAATTTTCAGATAGTGGCTCATTGTAGGATCGCAATGGAGATAAAAGCTACCTGTTGGTTTCAACAACTTATGCATGTACCAAATCCGTATGCCCATCGTAGTAAGGTAACTGATTGCGCTCTTTGATATGTTGATGTTATCAAGGGCGTTCAGAAAATTATACAGGTTCAGGTCAACCTCTTTGATCTCATTCAGCGTATCAATGTATCCGACATTGCTCCAGGTATCGGCAAAAGCTTCCTTTTGTGCTTTGGTATCATCCATTTCAACGGATTCAAAAAGCACGTTGTAATTTCTTTTGCTGTTAAAGGGAGGATCGATGTAAATCAAGTCGATGAATTCCTTTTGATGTTCCTGGTAATACATACGTTTCATGATTTCCAGGTTGTCTCCAAAATAAAGACGATTCATGTCCAATTCTTTTGATAATTAGCAAAATTATCATATTTTTGATACAATCTCCGCTACTTCATAAAAGCGTCCATTCTTCTGAGTCGGAGATTTAAGTCCTCCATGTAGGGGGGACTTTTTTTGTGACAGAATTTTTTTCTCCGGAGATGGTTCCGGCAACCAGAATGTTTGTGGCACATTCGCAGTTACGGTGAAATGTTCATATTCATTAAAAAAAAGCCGTTTCATTACTGAAACGGCTTTTCGATCTTCTTAAAACAACTCATTTAACTTTAAAATAAGTTGCACCAACTCAATAACCACTTTTAGAAAAGCGGTCACTGCAATCATCAAAAAAAGGATGAATTGCAGTTTGTTAATAAAATGTTTCATTAAAAAAGTTTTGTGGAGTTGGATTTATAGAATGTATTTCTATACCTTTGTAAGAAAGTCGGATTCTATTGGAATCCAACTCCGATTGATAATTTATTTAAAGCCAGGTCTCTACCCTGGCTTTTGTCATATCAAAGGTATTGCTAAAGTTATTATTCGGAATGTACTTGCTTTGGAAAAAATAAAAACTTATCAACTTGTAAGTGTTAATTGATTGTGTTTCTGCAATATGGTGTATTTTTACCTTTAAAAAAACACTCCCTCCAAGTCCTGAACATGTTCCTGTTCACCGTGCGGATAAAATGTATTGGCAAGTGAGTCGGACCAGTCGGGCGACCGGTGTATTCTCTGCTTTATTTCCTCTTTCGGCTCAATGATGATTGATCCGTTGCTCTGAAACTTCCATTTTATCTGGGTCAATTCCTCGGTCAGTTCATCACAAGATGGCAAACATGCTTTTGAATTGTAAGCCGGGTTCAACCAGTCGCGGATGGCCCAGAAAAGGTAAGCACGCATATTCGCAAACTTATACACCCCCGTGATGTCGGTCAATCCATCAGCCGATTCAGAAAACTTGCAGGAGATTGCATTCTTGTAGTTCAGTTCAACCAGACGGGAATAAACTCCGGCACCCTCTCCGATGGTATCAATGTATGCCTTGTTTCTTCGGTCGTTGTTCAGATGAACGGCAATTTCACCGGCCACGGTCATATGATCGGCTGTTCCTGCTTTACCGACACGGTTGAACCCTTCAACAAAATAATCGTACCGCTTGCAGAATATCGAATTGTCGCGCCCCATACCGGCCACATCGACTCCGAGGCCCAATGGTTCCTTCCTCGGTTTGTTTTCTTCGATCCATCGTCGTTGTGCTTGTTCAATCCATTCGAGGGGGATCAACGTATCAGACGAAACTTCGGGGAACTTACCGAGTACTTTGACCCGGAACAGGTCGTTTGGCCGGTACCAGTTTCCTTCCCACTGAAAATCTGATTTATCAGGTGTGATTTGATTGGCAGGAATCATTGTGCACCAGGATTCGACCTTGTCTTTCACCCACTCATAATCGACCTGGCCGGGAATGACAATCCGGCGTTCAATCACATTTGGCGATGACAGGGAATTCAGCCTGAATTTCTTCCATTTCGGAGAGGTCTGACTCCGGGCTGCATATCCGGTCGGACTGTTCGGATTGAAAACAATCAGCATCCGGGAGTTTCCCTGAAGGTTCCCTTCAATTGCGTTGAAAATGGTTTCTTCGATCCCTGATGCCTCGGTGACGATGAACATGGTGTTTACAGCGTGAAATCCTGACCAGGCTTCGTGATTGTCTTTGCTGGCCCGGAACCCGGTGAGAAACCATTCTTCCGATTCAGTGCGGATATCGTAACCTACCAACCTTCCCGGGAGGATTCCGGCACGGTTGAAAAGACGGGATATTTCGGGGAACATGATGTTTTTTACCTGTCGGTCGGTCGGTGCTGTCATGGCGACCTTCGTGTTTTCAATCAGTTCCTTTTTTGCATTCCAGCGAGGAGTCAAATACAAAAAACAAATGGCCGCAACTGCAGCCACAAAATCTTTTCCCCGGGAGGTACCGGAACAAACTGAAACACGAGGATGGACCTGAACGGAATCAAGTATTGCCTGCTGCTCCGGATCGAGGTTCACTTTCAGGACATCCCTTGCAAATTTGTTCCAATCGTTCTGCCATGCTTGCCAAACCGATTTATAATCATTCATGTTCACTGGTTGCTGTTTTCATCAGTTCAAGGAACAAATTACCCTGGAAATCGTGCTTTGTTGGAGCATTGATCCCAAGTATCTTGCATCGCTGCTCAATGCACCATTGAACGCCATCGAGGAAACGGGGATCGCCCTGGCCGGTTTCTTCAAAATCCCTTTTTTCGACTTTATCGACAGATGAAGGAGACCCGTGTTTTTTTACTTCCGACTTCTTAACACTCTGAATTGACCTTTCCCATGCTTCCCAGTATGTTTTTTCGAGCCTGTTTATTTTTTCAAGTTCGATGGTTTTATGGTAGTCGATGAGCTTCTCCCTGTCTTTCTTCCAGATTTCCAGAATATGCTTTACATCGTTGAAGACTGTTACGTGTGTAATATTTCGGCCATGCTGCTGGTTGACCTCAAAAGAGATTTCCCTGAATGATTTTCCTTTCGTAAAAAGTTCAGATATTAACTGCAAATCATACTCCCGTTCTCCCTTTGTCCTCAATTTTGCCATGACACCTTTTGTTAAGACTGATTGTTAAAAGTACTTTTCTGGTATGCAGCCAAAATTCGATCAACAAATTGGTGCCTTTCGCCTCCAGGCAGGGGAAGTGAAAACTCAAAAGTCAATGCATCAATTATCTCCTGTTCGGAAGGAAGTTTCTCATTGATAGTTTCAACCTGATATGAAGAAGCTTGAAGTTCACCAGAAGGTGAAGGAACTCCCCGGTCAAAAATTGAAAACTGGTCAGAAAAATATTTCCTGTTCAAACTCTCAATTTCATCCCTCCTGTGGTATTTCTGAAAATACCATTCACCATAACGGTAGTTACCTGTAAAGCCATTATCATCAAGAAAAGCCGATGATTCTTTGTTGTCAAAAGTATTTTTCCTGTCAATATGTCGCTTTTTAAAGTTGATCGGGATCCCTGACCAGAAAATAAAACCACCTTTTTTGCATAGCGCAGCCAACGTGATTAAAACTGAATTCTGAGCATGTAAGGTATCAATTGAATTCATGACGCTGTCGCAAACAACAAAATCGAACTGGCCATTTACAGATAGGTGCCTTTCGATCTTTGCAAAATCACGGGATATTTCATCCATCCAAATAACATCGGCACCAGGACGCCGGAGATAAAATTCAAGGGTAAAAATCCGGTACCCTTTAGCGCAAAGCATTTTTGCATAGTCACGCTGGCCAGCGCCAAAATCAAGCACACTGACATCTTTTGTCAACTTCGGAATAACTACCTTCTCATAAAGTGTACTGTGGGAATGTGAATCGCTGCGAAGTCGGTTTTTCTGGGCCAGTGACTGAATATAAGTTTTTCTCGCAATGTGCTTGTATGAAAAGCTCCCATACTCCATTGAGAAAAAATTCAAGGCCATCGATACTTTTTCGGCAGGGAGGCAATACACCCACAAATCATATCCAAGCAATTTCACTGCTTTGGTATATATGGCAGAGATAATAACTTCACCCTGGGGATTTATTACAGCATTCGCAAATTGGCCATACCTGAGTATCAATTTTGATAGCTGATTGACAGACTGGTTCTTTTCACCTGGTGAAAGGATTTCAATGACTCTGTTCTTTACAATCGAAAATTCTCCTTCCGGATGCTTCGATTTAATGATTATCCTGGGAGCCTTTTCTGAAACTTCACACTCAGAAAGGTTATGAAGCTGATTAAAGCGGACTTCATCAGTTGAATTGACATCGGAAAGGAAAAACCCCTTTATCGATGTCCGACCAATCAAAGTTGCAGACTTTGTTCGCTGGTGGCCTGCCAGGATGGTTCCATCCTCTTTACGTACAATAACCGGTTTGATGATTCCAAGCTGCATGATACTTTCCTGCAAAAGTGAAATCTTCTCATCAGTAATTTCCCGTGGATTGTAGCTGGCGCCTTTGATGGTCGCAATGTCAATATCAACAATCTGATTCATTCCCGGGCAATAAGTAATTTACAAATCCAATTAAAGTTCCGTTTTCAGACATATAGCTATCAATAGCGGCCTGCAACTTCGATTCCTCCAGATCAGAAAGAGGTATCCTGTAATTTTGAAAAACAAGATATTTGAGGTGCGCTGTTTGTTCATATTCATCATTGACAATGCTTTTCTCATTATCAGAACTGAATTTTGAGAAGTCAAAGTCAACACCCCAGTTTTGAGCAAAAGCGAGATCCCAACCATTTTCCTGAAGCAAAGAATAGTCCCATTCTCCAAATGAACCATTATCTTTAAGGAGAATCCGTTGTTCGTCTTCCTCTGTCAGTTCCGGTATCACTGCAACTGGTGCCGAGTCGAAACCTAATTTTGAAGCAGCCAGAAATCGTTTTTCCCCGGCAATGATGACAAGGGTACCGGTCCGGTTTGAACAGATTATCGGCCTTGTCTCGAAATAAAGCGGGTCTTCAACAATTGACTGGCAAAGCTCCTGCAGGCTGGATTCAGTAATTGTGCGAGGATTATTCGGATACTTCTGTAAATCGGATAATCTGACATAGGAAACCTTTATTGAGACTGAATTCATATCGATTTCATTTGGCTGTAAAAATGATCAACCTTTGTTCTGAAATCGGGATATACCTGGTAGTAATTTTTGACATTTTTTGAATTGTACCAAATTTTCTTCCGGTTGCAGGCAAAGAGGTTGGCAAGCTGGAATTCGACTTTATGCGGGAGGCGCACATTGAACTGAAAACAGTGTGGGTCGGAAACCATCATCACAACAGCAATAAATATCAGTTGAGAATCCTGGTAGTTCCTCAATAATTGATCGTGGGAGAAACCTGAAATATCGACAAAGTTGCCGTGTAACTCTGATATGAATATTTCCGTTTTCAGTGAAACCGGTGCAAGGTCATGAACCACAAAAGGGTATTTTGACTTGCAGTTACGGTAGAATTTCTTGTAGTCAACTGTCATAACTTCTCATAAATGAAATTGTTGATAATGAAAGGCTGTCCAACCGTGAAATTTTCCAGGAATCTGCCGTCAATGTGATTGTTCATCAGTACCATCATTTTGTAATTTGCAAGCCAGGAAAGGATTCCCCTGTCGGTTATGCGCCTGATGATATGGTCGTTGATAAGAAAAACCAGCTCCTGGTCGGTCCAAATCAGTGAATATGAATTGAAGGTTTCGGCAGGATTGCCTTTGAATACTTTTGCCAAAGGAGCCTCGGGTTCACCTCCTTTCAGGTTCCACTCGTCCCGCAAATGAAGACAATTGAGCACTTTGTATTTGCGTTTGAACAACCGGTTATTCGAATAATTATTCTGTCGACTGTATCCCTCGAAAATGTCGATTTCGGGAGGCCAGTCGGCTGGCGAATACATCCAGAAGGCAGGCCAGGTTCCGGTACCGGTTGGAAGCTTTGCCTCGATGGTGAACTTTCCGAATGAAAAATCATCCGTAGAACATATCTGGCCAGTACCAAAATATGAGACCCCGGATATCTGGGAAAAGTATTTCGGATTGTACCGGACCGACAGGGCAAGCTGATTGTTTTCGAGGATGTGGATGCATGAAGGATCGTACCACACCCATTTTTTATTCGGGTGGATGCTTCCCCAGCGTTCGCGGGTCCACCACCAGTAACCCATCCAGTGGAATTTTTCGTCGATGATTTCTATTTCCATATTCCATTTTTAAATAAAAAATCCCGCCCGGCCCCGGGTGAAAACATTTCGAATATCCTCTGTTCATCAATCCTGAAAACAGCCTGGTATAAATACGATGTGCGAAACAAATCGGAGATTTCGCCAATCCGAAAAATTATTTCATTTTCACCCAACATACCCAGGTACTCAAGTTCGCGGCAGAAGTGACCCAACAAACCGGTAAAATCGCCAGGATATATTGTTTGGTGACAAATACTTACAGGAATGATTTTCAACTCACTTTTGATAATGTCACGGTCAAAATGAATATACCCACAGCCCTGGTTGTTTGAAAAAATTGTGAATCCTTCCATCTCCTGGTTACGATCTCAATGATTTCCCGTTAAACGCCACTCGTTTTGTGGTTGAAACAATCCGGTCAAGTACCCTGGAACCATAGCGGTCCTTGATCTCATCCTGCGAAAGGTTTGTGGTAACGATCAGTAGTTTTCCATCCTTTTCGGCACTGTCGATGATTTCAGGAAAAGCCATCCTGCGCTCACCAAACCTGACTGATTCCGATTCAGTACCGACATCATCAATCGAAATGATTTTCTTTTTCAGAACTTCATCCAGTTGTGCGTTGACTTCGAACATGTCGTAAACAGCTACAATTTTGCGGCAATGTTTCAAAATGATTGCCGGAAGTACATACCTGGCCAGGAGAGATTTTCCCCGGCCACAGTTCCCAAACATGAACAATCCCCTTCCCTGGTTGTCGTTCAACCATTCAATGACTTTTTCATATTCAGGGAGGAATTCCATTTTTCTGCCTTGAAGGCTGAGAAAGTACTCCAGGGCTTTTCCAAGGTTTTCTCTCGGTTCCGGGATTCTGATTGATATCCGGTCTCCGGGAATTTTCATCCCCGATTGTACCATGATGCTGGCTATCTCACTAAAACTCGGCATACGTCTTTTTTTCGTTTTTAAAGGTTGTAGAGGGATGCGATTTCTTTTCCTTTAGCTCAAAAATCCCGGCCCAGTTATTGGCCATGGACTCATCGATGATTTTCCGGGCGACTTCGGGATCGTTTCCTGAAAGGTTTTTGAGCTTGGTGATGAAAGCAAGAATTGACTTCTGGTTCTTGTATGACTCTTTTCGACTTTTTTTATACTCAAGCCAGTCGGAAATTACGTTTTGAAATTCCGGGTCTTCATCCCGAAAAATTTCATCAGGTTTTTTCCCTGTTCCCTGTTCCATTTCCCTGTTCCCTGTTCCCTGTTCCTGCGGCGGGTTTACACTGTGTTCACACTGTAAACACAGTGTATTTTCAAGGATATCACTCGGGAGAGTTGTTTTTATGTATCTTCTATCAATCATTTGATGGTTTTGGAAAGTGCGGATCACATAATAACTCTCGTTGTTATAACTAACAGGTATTATCATCCGGGCTTCCACTAAAGCATCAAGCCACTTTGATATTTCAGATGCTCTTAACGACTCATCATATGGAAAAATCCTTGATTTCAGGATTGCCGCATTTCCTCTGAAGACTCCCTGATCATCAGCAAAATTCCAGGTTCCGATATAAAACAACCTGCAAGGCATTGGAAGTTTTGCTACCTTTTCATCTTCCCAGAATTCAGGTTTAATCGTTCTTATCCGCGCCATATCCCGCCATTTTTAATTTATTTATCGCCCTGTTGGCTTTTTCAATAAAACCTTTGTCGGTCTGTAAAAGGTTGCTTATTGTCCTGTCTGCATGCAAGGCTGTGGCGTGGTCCTTTCCGTATAACCCTCCGGCCTGCTTCTGGGTATAACCCATGAACTTCATTTGGTACCACATACAAAACTGTCGCGCCTCGACCTGCGGCCTGAACCTTCGTGCGGCTTTGATCCCTTCGACAGGCACCCCGAATTCGGCAGATACTATTTCATCAAAGCTCCGCTTAATCCCAGGGATGATGTAGGCTGATAGTTTCATTTTTGTTTACCGTTTGTCGGTATTGCATTCCGGCATACAATGCCTGCACCCGTTGTATCCTTTTTGTAAGAGCCTGTGCATACTCTTTTCGGATACAAACTTCTGGTTGTGCCTCATAAAATCCTTGAAGCATTTACAGTTCGATTCAACACGGTGGATTTCTTTTGTGCGGATGTTGGCCACGTAATCGAGGCCCAGCAGGATTTGCCACCAGTTCCTGCGTACTCCTTTCCTGATTTTTTTCATAACTGTGGAATTTATTGTAAAGAATAACTATTCATCGTCATCGATAGAATCATGATCGGCTTGTTTAAGCGCAAGCAGCTTCTGGTGCATTTCCCTGATATCCCAGGCGTCAATCGGCTTTGATGTAATCATTTCAGCCATCTGAATCATGACTTCCTCGGTTACAGGATTGATCGCATAGATTGCCGAAGGATTGACAATGCGGGTGAATTTTGGCTGTTGCGATGTTTCTGGCACATCGATGCGAACAAATGTCGCTACCCCAATACTTTGTTCCGAAACTTTCCCAGCTATACGCTGATGGCCGAAAAGTTCAACTACTGCGAATAATTCAAATTTTTGTTCCATTTCTAATTTATGTTATACTTCTGGTTAAAAAGTTCAATGATTGAATCCATGATGCTTTCTTCCACATCATCTTTTGCTCCGGTTACCAGGTTGCTCATGTTGCGCTTTTCATCGATCAGCTTATAAACCCATTCATCGATTGTATCGCGACCGATGAAGTAAATGCAGTTCACATGATCTTTCTGACCAATACGGTGGGCCCGGTCCTCTGCCTGCTCCATAATTGCCGGGTGCCATCCCATTTCGATAAATCCGACTGTGGACGATGCTGTAAGGGTAATACCCACACCAGCTGCAGCAATGGAGCAGACAATCAGGTTCACCCCGGGATCATTCTGAAAGCGGTCAATGGATTTCTGGCGTTCCTGGATGGAATCTTCGCCGGTGATACTGACTGCCGGAAATTTCTTTTTGATGGCTCCCAGCACTTCACGGAGATGTCCGAACAGGATCAACTTTTCGCCGTTGTCGAGTGTGTCGCGGATCCACTCAAAGCAGGCTTCCAGTTTTCCCCGGGCTGAAATGTTTTTCAGTATGCCGATACGTACCATCACTTCGCCACGCATTGACCGGGCCACCTGGTCGTCGGTTGCTTGCCGGTACTTCTTCAGGTAGTCGGCCAAATCGGCCAGGGCGTCGTTGTATTCCTTCCGGGTGGTAATATCGCACATCACAACTTGCCGGGTTTTGGGAGGCAGGTCGGTTGCTTCTGACTTATCGCGCCGGTAAAAGCAGTATGATTTCAGCTTGTATTGCAGTTCTAACAGTGCTGGTTTTCCCGGGTTTTCGTAACGGTCCATGAAATGCTTCCAACCTCCAAAGTCGCCGAGTCGGCCAATGATAGCCAACTGTGAAGCGAGGTCGGCAGGCTTGTTGACAACGGGTGTACCGGTCAGGGCAAGTACCCACTCTTTTTTGTCGGCAATGGCCCGTGTGAATTTCGTTTGTTGTGCTTTCGGATCCTTCACGCGATGAGCTTCGTCGATAATAACCGACTTAAAAAAGTCTTTGTTGCCGTTGAAAGTGATATCGCGCAGGGTGAGTTTCTTCGTGTCTTTTGGCATTTCGGCCACAAAGTACTTTTTCAGGCTTTCGTAATTCACAATGAAAACCTTTGCCAGTCCGGAATCATAGAAATACTTAAACGTCCTTTTTACATTATCGGAAAGAATCAGTGCTTTGTGTTTTGTCCATGTTCTCCATTCACGTTCCCAGTTCAGTTTCAGCGATGCCGGGCAAATTACCAGGCAGGGGAAAGCTTCAGCAGCTGTGATGGCAGCAATGGCCTGGATTGTATTGTGGGTGACAATGAAACTGTCAGTCAAATACAATCCATCTGGGGAATCAACTGAAATACATTGCTGATATTCAACTCCATCTTCAATAATTGATTGAAGATATTTGACTGGTCTGTTTCGGTTTCTAATCCACCAACCTGCCTTCTTAGTTGAAAGATGAAAAGGACAGATATCAAGTCGTATGTTTACCTGATATTCCGTTGATTTGTTTTCATCGCTTCTGTCATATTCGCTGATAATTGCTTGACCACCGAGAGAAAAAACTAGGTCTGAAATGTCATTTGCCAACTGGGTTGAGCATGTATGAAAAGTGATTCTGTTATTCGATGCACTTCCATCCGTATCCATAAGACCTCGTAAAAGCTCAATTCTTTGTTCAGTAGAAGAAAACAGGTATCCTTGTGGAATAAACTTTTCCTTGCTTTTTACATCAAGACCAAGCCATTTTATGTGCCTGTAAAATGGATTTATTCCAGTCGTTCCTGTTTGAGTTATGTAATGCTGGGGACAATCTTTTGAATTATCGTACCAAATTTTAAGGCCATCCGGCAATAGTTGGCTTATCCTCTTGATTATTTCTTCTTTCTCTGGAGGAATTGAAATCGCAATATGTCTGTTGGTTAATGAACCATCGCCGATCAATGCACCAAGAATATAGGGATGAATAAGAAAATTTCTTTCATCAATATTCAATGGCTCTGCTAAAGGTATTTGCCATTTGTTTGTTCCCTTCTTATCATTGTATTTTACACCGGATTTCATTAGCTGACGTGTTGTCATTTCAATCCAACCGGTTCCCCGTTTCCTTCGATTAACATCGCGTACAGCCCAAATATGATCAATATCACATCTGGTACTTGTCCCGTCGCTAAATGCAATTTTATAGACTGGACGTTCTCCTTGTGGGAAAATACCTGTGACCTTATAAGATTTTCCGTCCTGGCCATAAACAGGCATTCCAATGAAAACATCACCCATCTTAATCCAACCTTGTGGAGTGGCAATTTTCGCAGATAAGGGTTGGGCCTTCCCCAAACCCATCTGGGCGCCTACGATCAATTTTTTCTTTTGAAGGATGTAGGCCACCCCCGAACGCTGAAAATCGAACAGACGGCCTTTCAGGGGAATATCAACCGTTAATTCTGGAAGCAATACCTCCGGATAGTCGGTCTCGTATACAGGAGCCTCCGCCACCGGAACGTCAAGCGTAAACCGGTGGGCAGAAGCAAAATTTTCAACCTCCTTCTGATGACGGGCCGGTACGGTCCAAGCTTTCAGTTCCGGGTTCCACCGGCGGTCGGGCAGTTCTTTCACCTTTTCGACCAGGGAGGGCAGGTACTGAAAGCGGATCACGTAGAGGTTTTTATTCAGGGTTATCAGGCGCATATCAGAACAAGGTTCCGTTCAGGATTATTGGCATTACATATACAACCTGGTCTTCCCATGCCGGAACATCGCACAGCATCCCTTTATCGACACCGGCAAACCGGATTCTTACCTGGTCGCCGTTGTAAAGGGCTTTGCTGATAATTTCAAAGGACTTGGGATTGATGCCTATGAAATCAACACCCCTTGCAGAGAACTGATTTATGACTTTGTCAAAGTCGGGAACTTCTTGGCCCTTCCTGTCGAAGTATTCAAAGAATGCTGACCGGCCATCTTTATTCCGGCAATAAATACCATCTTCATTTGCAGTGGCAGTTTCAAACTGCATGATGTTGGCGAAGTTCTCGCGGTGAATGCTTTTCCCATCGAGATTTTCGGGTTCTAAAACCGAGTGATAACTCAGTGATTGCTTGATAACAAGATTTCCGTTGCTGACATAGGCAAAACCGTTTTCAAAGTGGATGCACCCGAGTATTGGCCGGTTTTCGTCAGTGCTGCAAGCAAGGTTCAGCTTTGTATTGAAATTGTATTTGTCCATTTTGTTTTTCAGTTATTTGTTTCTCATAAATTGATCGTTCGCTGTCGATCACCTGGTAATTGCAGTTTTCGGGTTCTTCCTCGCGGAGTTCCCGGAGACGGCGCAGGATGGTGCCATCCATGAGGTAAGCCCTGCCGGTAAGTTGACGGACCAACTGGCAAAGCCTTATTGAGAGGAATTTTGTGTCCATTGACCGGAATGCCATCCGGGTGGCATCCTTGACGGTGATAAGTGATTTGCGTGTCATAGCCTGTCTTTGTAGGTTTCATAAAAAATTTCCCAAGTCTGGTCTTCAGGGTTTGGGAGAACAATACCCAGCTCGGCATTGACAAAAACCTGAATCTTATCGAGATATTCGGTGAATTGTTTTGTATCGAGACTGGTAGTTGAAACCGGGTGCTCCACCACTTCATCGAAAAAATGTCCCGACTTTTTCGGCAGGTACATTTTTGCGAATTCCCGGTGAAGAATGTCCTTATCGTTACCGGTTTCGTTATGGATACAGGTAAGCCATAGCCAGTACAAGCTATTTTGACTGATGGTCCTTTTCTGGCGCTTTTGTGTAATGTTCACGTCGAATTGTTTCCCGTCGGGCAACTTCGTTACATACGTGGCCACGGCCTCCCTGTCTCTTTTATTTCTTATCCGCAGTATCATCTTTGTGTTGATTTAGGCAAATACTTCAACTGCTTTTCCCTTGGTGCGCTCAGTACCTTTCCGCTTCGAATCAGTCTTTCTCGGAAGTGCCCAACCTTTGATTTTTGCGACCCTGAGGTTAAACTCCATCCATACATTTTCATCCACAAACTCAAAATGCATTGTGCCTTTCTTATAGCCTCGAACCCTAAAGAATTCGTTCCACTGCACCCACTGGCCCCACGGAGTTTTATTGTGGCTGAAAAAATTATACAACGTTTTATTACAGATGCCTCCTTGACCGTAGCGATCAGTGTATTCCATGTTCATCACCTGATCGTAGTTCTTGGCCGTAACAAAGCAAAGGGCCTTCACAACATCATCGATCAGGGATTCGCGTGACCCGATCCGGATATTTACGTGCTGAGAAGGCCAGCGGGAGTCAAACTCACACATCCAGGGATTAATGAAACGGCGGTTGATCTTATAGCTGCTATTGGTCTTCCATTTCTCACCGGCTTCGCTGTTGTCAGCCGAAAGACTACAAATTCGGTCAAAGACCTCGACAAGTACCCGGTCCATCCTTCCAGAGTGGGTTCCGAAAATAAGTTCCAGCATCCTGAATATGTTGGTCATAGTGAAAGGTACCTGCTGCTGCTGTTCAACGAACTTATTGATGTCTGCCATCACCCCCGAGGTAACATACTTTTGCATGTTCATTTTATCAAAGATTGAGCGCCAGGCAGATTTCTGAAGCTCCCTTTTGAATACTTCGCGCGTAATGGTGGAATACTGGCCACCTCGAGAGGTATATGTCTGGTATGCTCCAAATGCAATCCCCAGTCCGTTCGAAATAGGAGAAATTAGATTGTTGATCGTTGAATTACTTTCAATCACTGAATCGAACATCTTGACACCTGCGACATACCGATTTACTATTTCCCGGATATCATTGTGTTTCATAATGCCGGATTCATTGACGGTTTCTTCCTGATCATCATTCATGTCGAAAAAGTATCCATCAAATTCCTGGTCACCGGATTTTGGTTTGAATAGGTGAACGAGGGCGACCTCTACATCGGTTGTCCTTTCTGCCCGGCTGAAAACATTGCCGATATTCCGGTAGTGGCCGCTTTTTTCAATCAGGTCACTAAATGTTGTACGCCTTACAGAGTAGCGGTTCTTTATCGTTTCAGAATTACAAAGTGCCACAATCTGACATCCACCGGGTGCGATATCCCAGGCATGCTGAATATGCCTGTCAGCATTACTGAATGGAGGATTCATGACAATGTAGTCAACATGTGAAATGTCTTCGGCTACAACATCGAAAAAATCATTCTTCAGAAACTTGTCCGCTTTTGACGCTGTAATTCTTGCCAGATCAGGATGTTTTTCACATGCTATCGTTTTTGCCCCCATATTCGTTAGGGAGTTTAGAATATTACCTGACCCGGCTGATGGTTCAAGAACTGTTTTCCCGGCCAGATCCAGATCATTGATCATCATCTCGATAACAGCAGGTGGAGTGGGATAAAAATCAGCGTTGAACAGGCTCATAACCCGGGGTCTGCATCGGTGAAACAATTGCCGGAGGCATCGCAATACAGGTCAGCAAACCGTTCCATTTGCTGCTGTTGAATTGATTTGTTCTGTTGCGCAGGAGTTGATTTTGTCAGTGCACTCTTATCTTCACCGAAAAGGTTATTCCAGTGATAGGCAAGTTTCAAAAACTTGTACATTCCCGACTGGTATAGTTCTGATTTCCGGTTAATAAAAACCTTGAAGACTTTGAAATTTACCTTTGAAATGCCAATCAGAACATCCTTTTCGGCATCGGCAATTGCCATATATACTGCCCGTTGCCGGTCGTATTCAAAGTGTGTTATGCTGGCTTCAAACTGGCTCTGGGTGGTTGCTGTGGTGCTTTTCAGATCGGCTCCGTGGGCCAGTGCCGGGAACCAGAAATCCCACTTGCAGCGCATGTTCAGGAAGAAATCAATGCCATGGAAATTAAGCTCAAGCCTTCGGGACATCACCTTTTGCGGCTGTGATATGTCGAGAAGCTTCACACAAAAATCATCGGTCAGGAAAGCGCGCTTCATCTTTTCAGCACGTTCAAAATCTTCCGGGGAAAACTGGTCGCCATCGAGCCGCCGGGTGAGAAAATTCACCCGGGCTGGCTCTGTGATCATGGCATCAATCAGGCTACCCATCCGGTAGGCCTGTGTAGGGTCGGGCATTTCGCGCGGATATAGCTGGTTTTGCAGCCACGACAGGTCAGAGTTGCTGACCTCGGTTCGTGAATAATAGGTATCCATGTTACTTTGCTTTGTAGATTTCTTTGTACTGGATCAGATTCGATGAAATCTTTTCATCGTTTTTCAGGGCCCAGCTTTCGCAGAAGGTTTTCATCCGGCCAATGGTCATTTTTTCGATCTTGTCGGTCGGCCATTCCCGGCCTTCCTTCTCGAACCAGAACTGGAAAATCAATGCATATGCAACAGGATTTTTGATAATGATCTCGTATGC